TCAAGATAAATAAAGAAAAGAACAAGGAGAATTAAATGGCAAATATTGCTGATTTCAAAGCGCAGATGATTGGTGGCGGTGCTCGCCCTAATCAATTCCGTGTTGAACTTTCATTCCCATCTTATGTTACATTGGGTGTAGTTGCAGGACAGCGTGCACAGTTTTTGTGTAAAGCTGCTCAACTACCTGCTTCCACTATCGAAACTCTACCAGTATTGTATCGTGGTCGTCCAGTTAACTTTGCTGGTGAAAGAACTTTCCAACCATGGACTGTGACAATTTACAATGATACTACTTTCGGTATCCGTAATGCATTAGAGCAGTGGCAATCTGGTATTCAGAACTATAACACTACTAATGGTCGTGTTAATCCTACTGACTATCAAGTTGACTTAAACGTGCACCAATTAGATCGTAATGGTGCAATTATCAAGAGTTACAAATTCGTTGATGCTTTCCCAACTACTATTTCTGCAGTTGGCTTAGATTACGAACAACAAAATGCAATTGAACAGTTTGATGTAGAGTTCCAATACAACTTCTTTACATCTGCTACTGGTGCAGCTGCTGGCTTTGGTGTCAATGTTTCTATTGATACTCCAGTTGGTAGTTTCCCACTTTAATAATTAACTGAAGGTTTTTACATTATGCAGATATTTGGGTTTGAAATAAAACGCAAAGAGAATGAGACACTACCTAGCGTAGTGCCTCCTTCCGCACAAGAAACAGGCGCAACCGTAGTAAACACTGGTGTAAATGCTGGTGGTTACTATGGTATGGTCATGGATCTTGAAGGTGTCATTAAAAACGAAAACGACCTAATCCGTCGTTATCGTGAAGTTGCTCAATATAGTGATTGTGATAATGCAATTGAGGATATCATTAATGAAGCGATTGTAGCTGATGAAGAAAAGACATCAGTTGAAATCATTTTAGATGATGTTAAAGTTTCTTCTAGTATCAAAACTAAGATAAGAGAAGAATTTAATAATATTCTTCGCACTCTTAAGTTTAACGAAAGAGCGCATGAAATCTTCCGTAGCTGGTATGTTGACGGAAGATTATATTATCAAATTCTTATTGATGAATCAAGAATTAAGGATGGTATCGTAGAATTACGTTACATCGATCCTCGTAAGATTCGTCGTATTAAAAATGTTAAAAAAGCAAGAACACCACAAGGTGTTGAAGTTGTACAAGAAGTAGAAGAATACTATCTTTACAACGACAAGGGTATCACTGAGCAAACTACGCATGGTGTTAAACTTGGTTTAGATTCAGTAGTTTATGTACCATCAGGTTATGTAGACTCGAATACTGGAATGGCAATGTCTTATCTTCATAAGGCAATCAAACCAGTAAATCAATTAAAGATGATTGAAGACTCTTTGGTCATCTATCGTATCAGTCGTGCACCTGAACGAAGAATTTTCTATATCGATGTTGGTAATTTACCTAAGTTGAAAGCAGAACAATATGTAACGGACATTATGAATAAGTTCCGTAACAAGATTGTTTATGATGCAACAACTGGTGAAACTCGTGACGATCGTCGTCATTTATCAATGATGGAAGATTTCTGGATGCCACGTCGTGAGGGTGGTAAAGGTACTGAGATTACTACACTTCCAGGTGGACAGAATTTAGGTGAGATTCAAGATATTGAATACTTCCAGAATAAACTTTATCATGCATTGAATGTTCCAATTAGCCGTATGCAACAGCAACAAGGTTTTAGTATTGGTCGTTCAACAGAGATTAGTCGTGATGAAGTTAAGTTTAATAAGTTTATTGTTAGACTACGTAAGAAATTTAGTATGTTGTTCTCACATGCGTTGAGAGTTCAGTTAATCGCAAAGAATGTTATCAAACCAGAAGAGTGGGATGATATTCAGTTCGCTATCAAATATGATTATCTTGAAGACAATCATTATAGCGAACTAAAAGATTCTGAGATTCTACAACAAAGAATGGGATTGTTGCAGTTAATGGATCCATACATTGGTAAGTACTACTCAATGGAATGGGCTCGTAAGAATGTTCTTCACCTCGATGAAAAAGAAATCAAAGAGATTGATCAACAGATTGAAAACGAGAAAGATCAAATGATCGCCAATGCTGAAACCCAAGGACAGATACAATTGGCTATGCAGCAACCACAAATGGATGCGCAAGCACAGCAACAACAGGCAATGCAACAGCAACAACCTCAGCAAGATCAGGGTGCTCCTGATCAACAAGAAGCAGATGCTGAAGCAGAACAAGATGCTGGGCAGGATACGGATACACAACAGAGCAAAGGGAAAGTTACCAAATTAAAAACTGGTACTTGGCCAAATTAATAGGAGAATATTATGAGTGAAACAGTACAAAATTTAGTCCAAGCAATTAAAGCTGGCGATGCACTTGAGACAGAAAATGCGTTTGCAAATGCAATGGCAGAAAAGTTATCTACTCGTTTAGATGACATGCGTCAGTCAGTTGCACAGAGTATGTTTGCGCAACCAGCAGAAGCTGAACCAGTCACTGAACCTACTACAGAAGAGTAATGCGTTACTACGAATTTACAAAATCTCTAAAGCGATCTGATATCGTTGAAAGTATCAGATCCTATCTTCAGTTAATCGAAAGAACTGAAGACAATACGATTTTGATAAATGGTATTGAAACAGAATTTACGAGTTTAGAAGAAGCAAGACAATACATTAAACAAGACTACATTTCGCATCAGTTAGAAGAACAAGTATCAAAAGACTTATACGAGGAACTATCAGAACATACTGTCGCAAATATTATTAAAGAATATCACGATATTAAAGTTACCGATACATTAATCGAAAATTATATAAAACTTGCTTCTTCTCACATGTTTAGTGTAGACCCAGTTGTTCAAGATATTCGTTCTCTTAATAAACTTGACAGATTGGTTGAGGGTAAATTGCATTATGTTCTTAATGATGAGTCAATTGTAACTATTGACGAGCGTACTCAAATGCGCCTAAATAACTTATTACAGAATCAAACAGAAATTATTGAGTATATGAGAGAGTCAAAAGAGAACTTCTTTCATGTGCTTACAAAATTAGAGGAACAATAAGATGGCAATGGTTTTTACAACCCTTAAGAATACAAATCAGGAATCTGTGATTCACTTCGCATCTTCTGCTGCAGAATCTGGCACTATTACTATTGCCAACTTAACTGCTACTAGTCAAGCGAGAAATGCAGATACACCTACTGTTAATATCGTTAAATGGCAAGTGACTGGTGAACTAGCATCAAAGGTTACTATCAACCGCAACAGTAAAATTGTTATTGCATGTGCTCCAGAGAATGCTCCTTATGCAGAATTAAATGCATGGGGTATTCCACTAACTAATGATAACACTTCTGATATTGTTATTACTAATGGTGCTGCAAAAGATGTTACTGGTATTTTAGTTCTTCGTAAAGTTGCTGGCTGGTCTACTAAAGTTGAAGACGCTACTTATGGTGCTTACGATGATCCAACTCGTGTTGGTGCTTCTACCACATTAAGTGGTTCTCCAGATAAGGTATAATCATGAGACTAATTAGAGAAGTTTTCGAACAAACAAATACCATTGTTGAGTCCAAACTCGGCAAAGGAAAAGAATATTTTATTGAAGGAATTTTTCTTCAATCTGAACTGAAAAACCGTAATGGTCGTATGTATCCAGAATCAGTTATGGATAATGAAGTCAATCGTTACATTAAAGAATCTGTCGACAAGAATCGTGCTTATGGCGAACTTGGTCATCCAGATACTCCTTCCATTAATTTGGATCGTGTATCTCACATGATTGTTAGTTTACGCAAAGAAGGCACTAACTACATCGGCAAGGCAAAGATTCTAGAAACCCCAATGGGGCAAATTGCACGAGGTCTTTTAGATGGTGGTGCAAACCTTGGAGTATCTAGTAGAGCACTAGGTTCCCTTCAAACAAATAATGAAGGTGTTCAAATTGTTCAAGACGATTTTATGCTGTCCACTGCAGCTGACATCGTTGCCGATCCATCTGCTCCAGATGCGTTCGTTAGAGGTATTATGGAGTCAAAAGAGTGGGTCTTTGTTGATGGAAAGTTTGTGGAACAACATATTGAGGAAGCAAAGCGTTCTATTCGCAAGGCTTCTTCACGAAATCTAGAGGAAGCAAAGATTTATG